AGCGGCATCGTCCGTAGTTGTAGTTGAGGCAGTAGGCAATACAGTGATTGTCTCCTCAGTTGTCGTTGTAGCCTCTGATACAGAGGGTGGATCGACTGTGCATGTTCCATAAGTGGTGGCTACCACAAGGGCACCTCCAACAAAACTTACCTGCACTTTCCATCTAGCCCATACGGACTTTAACCAATCTAACATAATAATACTCCTTCTATGTTTCAGATTAAAACGGCGCCCTATTGTAACCGGGGCGGATCGGCTTTAGTTTGTCAACCGGCCATCAATTCATCAAATGCCTTGTCAACATCGCTGGCTTCATTTTTCTTGCCATATGACTCAGTTTGACGTGAACGACCCTCGGCAGAGGAATCAGACGACAATTGTTCGTCAAGAATGGCATCAACTTGTTCGGGCGACAGGCGCTCAAACAAACTATCAAAATCGGGCATATTTTGAAGAAGCCCGGGAAGTGCGTCTTCGTCACTTAGGAGGGGGCTAGTGTTTCGACGCATCTTCATATTGGTCTGTGGGTATGCTCCGGGGCGCGTTGGCTTAGTATAAGTAAGGGTAATATCAGTACCTTCAACAGTATCAGTAATATCGCCATATTCTGGATCAAGAATATAGCCCAGCAACAACTCATAGGCTGTCTTACCATATCCATATACCTTGATTCCCTCTTCCTCGCGACCGCGGACCACGACCGGTGAGAAGTAACGTTGACGTACAAAAAGTGACTTAGCCAGCTTCTTGCTTTCGTCGTCGTTCTTCTCGGTGCCCTCGCGCCATAATGCAGACGCGAAATCGCATACAGGGCATCTCTCACCGAAGTTACGCTTCGGGCACAGGATGCCGCCTTTGTGTTCTCCCACGTTATAGTGGAAGTACATTTCCTTAAGCGGATCGCCGTCAGCAGTCGGCACGATCCGAATATCTTGGTCGCCTTCATCTGGCTTAAACCAAATAGAAGGGCCGTTATCTCTTGTTCCCTCACCACGCAATGCGGCGAGTTTTTGTTTCATTAGTTCCATATTGATTGACATGTTTTTTCTCCTTTTTTGATGTCTAAAGTATACCAAGCGTTCCTTGGCATCTAATGTATCACTCTTGCTCTAGCTTGTCAAGAGTTTTTTGTTGAATTACGTTGGTATGGGCAACGCAAAACCCAAAGTCTGATTCGAAAGGCGATTCATAAATTGCGTATGTAACATTCTTGAACGCATTTCGAGGTTTATTTTTTAAATGTTTAATAATAGTGCTGTGTAGATCTCCGTCGTTCTCTAACTTATCACTCGATACGCATATATAATAACACACGTCGCGAGAGTTGTCAAGCTCAAAATACCAATTTTCTTCGAGAGTGCGAGGGTTAATTCTTCCAATAGAGCGTATTCTTTGTATCTCCGATGGCATTGTTAAATTACCGATAACAGGGTTTGTGTGGTCAAATAAATTTTTATAATGCACACTGTAATAAATAGTTTGATTAATAGTATCAAAGTACTTTTTGATGGGTATTGAGCCAATTGTTTTCTCGATTTCACAATTGCTAAAAATTGTAAAAGAATTGAACAAACCGGAACGAGCATATTCCTGTAGAATGCCAAATATGGCCCTTTCCTGCATTTTGGGAATCCCAATTAGTAAATCTGTATCTGGTTGAATATAGAAAATATCGATTTTCTTATCCTTTATGTGTTGAAGGATTGATAATGCAGCGTTGGCTGTTCGTCCTGAACCACACAAGAAAACCTGCACATGTTCATCAACTGTGCTAAGAAATTTTTTGAGCTTTGGTTTCGGTTCGTCATAATCTTCGATATTTTCATGATTTTTAATTTTATATTTATATTTTGAACTTTTGGCTACATTGTCGGAAAGAATGTATACGTTGTATTCTTTATTGTTGCGAAATTGCTCAACAACATTTTCGCCGGCGGTACCAATACCCATCATTGAAATCATAACGAAAGCCCCTTCAGATTATAATAATTTTGGCCGGCGTTTAAATTACACAAAAATTTATCAATCTTGTTATTTTCAAAAATTTCTTTAATTTCAGGAACCAATTCGCGTTCACTGTCGTCCAAATCTACAACCACCTCATCATGTACAATATGAGAAACACAAGATTTCTTGCCATGCAAAAATTTATCAATAGCAACAGCGCGATCTAGGACGATGTCTGCTGTGGTGCTTTGGATAAGATAGTTTAGTGCTTTGCGCTCATCAACCTCGATAGCCCTGCCCATGGGTGTGTTAACGGTGTCCTTTATATAGTACTTTTCCAAGACCTTTTCTCGATCATATATTGAATGTTCTATAGCATCCGATTTTGGGTTATAGAGCCATGCAAAAAACTTTTCCTTTGCCTCTTCGCGAGATAAAAATCCCGAAAACACGTTTTTAGCGTTCCACATGTGAATGTCATAGTCTGGTTGCTCCTCACCCATAAGTGCTAGCAATGTTCTCAATTCGGCGCCATTATAATCCAACGAAAGAAACCAATCGTTCTTGGGTTTGATTATTTTACGATATTCTTTTTTCATTGTTAAGATTGGAACACCGGAGCCGCCAGTTGTAAGTCGTCCGGTTACCGTACCGAACAAATTATAATCAATATGTTGAGAGCCGGCAAGTATATTTTTTATTTTTTGTCGATCTGCAGTTGAATTAAATAAACTTCTACAATCGCTAATATCCAGATTTAGTTGTCTATATTTTATTTTATGTAGTAATTTATGGATATCTGCTAAGTGTTTGTAGTTTTTGGGTTTTTCAAAGTTTTCAAAAACGTGTTGTGTGATTTTATTTTTAACTTCGCAAAATTCAAGTAGAAAGTCTTTTGGTACCAAATCAAAAAAACAAAATTCATGAAGATTGATCTTTGCGATCTTAAAGGATTTCAAATATGCTTTGAATTTCGCCTGAGTTTTTTTCAAGTCCTCCTCCAAATTAGAGGGGCACACCTCGGATAGAAGTTTGCCTCCGCACATAATCCATGCATATTCGACAGTCTCAGATGAAAACCCGCTGTGGCGCCATGTTCGCTCTAATCCATCCGGAATATCGTCAAAATATAACTTACCATCAGCATATATGCCAACACACTCTGTTTTATCGTCGAGGCTTTGATAATACAATTTTGTCTCCGAATCCTTTTCTGTACTTTGTATAAAGATAACTCGTTGAGCCGTTGTAGTCAAATGGTTGATTGATAATTTTTTCGAATACGCGCAAGCTATTCAAAAACGCTCGGGGCCCGCCGGTGAGATTAATCTCTAAGCACTTTCTAATGATAGCATCTTTTTTTTCTTTTGTAAAGACCTTCGGATCCTCGGCGAATCGAATATCAAAAAATAATTCAAGCAACCTGCTGTCATTAAACCTGCTTTCTAATTGCTCAATGTTGTATTTTCTGGGCTTTTTATACTGCACAATTAATCCATTTTTGCACGACCTTAGTTTCGCTATTTCATTTTCAACCACTCTGTTGTATACATCTAAAAGATATTCTCTAAATTTTTTCATAAAAAATGCGTCGGGACGCGAGAAGCCCGAATTTAAAATTAAGTCGGTTTGTCCGAAGCCATATCTCTGAGCATACCTCAACATTGGTTCTGATGCAATGTCGGCTACCAATCTCCATGGAATATCTTTGTCTACCGAAAACCCATATGATCTGCAAACATTTAAGTAAAATTCCCAATTTTTACTATTATAAAAGTTTTTTACCTTTTCTTCGTCATTAAAGTAATCTATATCTGCTATTTCTATGACTAATCCGCTAACTGTCATGGGACAATACTTGCTTTTTAAGTAAGCCGATAAAGTAAATGGTATTTCTTTGCAGCTTTTAAGTATCAGGCTCTTGAAGTACATAACAAAATCGTCGAAGTCTTCGATTTCTATCGTCTCATCTTCTTTTAGACGACCCACAAGCGACTCTGTGAGTGTAATAAGGTGCTCGTTATAAAGGGCGATCGGATCGGTGAATGCTTTGGTCGCGGTAATCCGACTTAAATACTGCTCATCTGTATATATCTTGTTACTGGCAATCGCTTTGGAGAATTGCTCAACTAAATCTTGAAAAGCATCTGCCACAAAACCTGCCGCACTATATGAAGAACCCTCGGATGGAGCAGAAGATAGTGATTTTAACTTAATTGCGTTATTGTCAAAAAACATTGGTACAAAGTCACGTTGAACCTTTCCATAAAAAAACTTTTCTCCAAAATTAAAGTTTATCAAATTGCTATAATCTCTGATCGAATTCGACGCTTTAAAATTGTATATTATTTTTTTGTTGTAGGTTTTTAATGTGCCTTCTCCAGAATTTTCTATATATGATTCAGACATTTTGTTGTTTCCTGTAGGTTATTATTTTTCAGTCAATCCGCGCTCAGATGATACACT